CACCAGATAAAGCTGCATCTGTAGATTGCTGGACAACACCAGCCATTGTAACAGTATCACCACTAACATGTGGCGTATCTTCTGCGTACTGAGTTCCGCCGCCAAACGATGTAATTTGATTTCCACTACCATCAAGAATAGCAACATCCAAAGCATGTTTAGATGATGACGGACTTGTGCCAGTAACCCTCGGAAATCTTAAATCTACCGAGGGATCTGTACTTGTTAATAATGGACTATTACCAGCCATGCATCACCTAGTCTTGCTTAATGCATAAACTCACAACTAATGAGCTTGCTGCATAAGTTGGTGTTCCCCCACTTTTTAAAACCCCAAATAAACTTTTTCCAGTTAGGCTATTTGCAGATTTAGCAGATTGAACTAATAAGTTCACACCTCTAACTGTAGCGATCGAATTCGATGCAGTAGTCACATAATCGCCAGAAGCTATTGGAATAACTCCTACGCATTTTGCCATCTCAGCATCAGAAATATCAATCGCGGCATTATCTGCACTGGCCACTGTTGGAAGATCATTAAAGAGTAATAAACTAAGCGCTGATCCCTGACCAGCTTTATCAAGAACGGTAACAGAGACAATTGTTCCCGTGCCACTGGAATCATCCATTGCATTTGAAAATTCCATTACTGTTCCGACTCTATCTCCAGACGCATATATATTTGTATCTAGCGTTGGAGTCGCTGACACAATTTTACTTTTGCCTTCTATTGCCACTCCCATAATTTACTCCTATTCGCTTACTACGTAATCAACAAAAACAATAAACTTACCAGCAGTTAAAGCCGCTGTTGCAATTGTCATATCAAGAGTAGCTTCTGCAGAAAGCTTAATCATGTTTGCTACTGCATCGTCAGGAACACCTTGAAGAATTCCAGTGAATGATGCGATAGCTGTTGCACCTAAAAGATCATTTGATGCTACTGCACCAACTGCAATAGTTGCCGATCCGCCAGAAGTTGGAGCTGTAATAACATCAATTATAACATCAGTGATAATTGCATTATCTGGGAGCTTAACTGCATTACCTTCTTCATCAAGAAGATTGATAGTGCTAACTGCTCCGCCTTGAGTTGCGAAATCATATTTTGCTCTTACTGAGCCTTTTTGGCCATCAAGAAGTGAGCCAAGTCTTACTTTTGCAGCAGTTGAGTTCATCTTATTTAAAAGAAGTTTTACTCCAGCCGCTTCAACACCGTTACGTTTATTAATTGCCATAATTTTCTCCTTTATTTTTCGCCAGGCATTTACCTAGCCCTATTATTTTATTATAAGCCCGCGCCCGTAAGAGCGCGAGCCTTTTAATTACTAACTTAGTAGTTAGGAATTGAGTGAATTATCAAGTTCTTCCAAGGCGCAGTAACTACTAAATCACCGAATAAACAGTGATCAAGGATATACGTATAGCCTGAGGTATTACGCGTTTCGTAAAATTCTTGGCCATCTGGAGATTTACGACGACGGAACATTCCATTTGAGAAGAATGTTAAGCTGTCAGTATCAAGCATTACGATTTCTTCGTCGTTCATTTCTTGAACACCGACTAAAGTAAGTGCGTGTTGAGATACTGAGCCAACTTCGATTTCCGTCCAGCCGTAGTGTGAACTCTTACGAGAATTTGGAACTACGTTGTAGCCGCCTTTTTGCACTTCGATCAATTTAAGAATTGAACCTAAGTGTTTGTAAGACATAACTACTTTCGGAGCTTTTCCACCCTTAGCTAAAATTTGACGCTCAGTATATGCATCAAAAATTACATCTAGGATGTTTGTCGCAGTGATAGATGCACCACTTACGTTAGGGCATTGAAGGAATGGAAACGCAGTTTTTGTTTGACCAAAAAGTGTGCTTGATCCGCCATTTGCCGCAGACAAAAGCTGTGAACGTAAAGATGTCATACCAGCAGAAACGCCTGGTTGTGTACCTGGATGATAAAACTTTGCGTTTTGTGCAGTAGTGTATGCATTGATGTTAGCCGCTGCGCCTCCACGAGATGCAGATAGCGTTACCGTTTTAGCGTCTACGCTAATTGCAATTACATAGTATGCTGCTGCCGCAGAGTTGTCGTCGTCCAAATAAACTTTTTGAGAAAGTTGGAAACGATCAATTCTATCAACTTTAATAACACCGTTTGCTAGATCTGTGTCAGCAGTTGCTTTTGCAAAATGAGGTCCAGAAAGTAAGTGAACACTTACAAGCTGTTTCATGTTTGACAAGAAAGCATCAACTTGACCTGGCAAAATGCGCAAGAAAGTTGAATCTGGAATTTTACCATCATGCTCCATGAGATCGCGATGATTAAAAATCAAAGATCCCCATACTTCAGGTTGAGTGCTTATTGTTCCCAATTTTGTTACTCGCCCTCCGGCGGGGGAAACCTCTTCGGATTTCCCTCTCTGGTTTTCTTTCTATTCCAGAGTTCAGACTGTCGCATCCTATTTCTAGGTTTCCTCACTCAGTCGTTCACGGTGCTTTCGCTTCCGCCCTGTCGCCCTGTCGGGCTTCCAAGTCAATCAGAGGAAATTTAAAGTGCGCTAAATCAACGCACGTAATCGTACTCACTAATATCATTTGAAGCAGCAAGTGAACCGAACTCTACCGAGCTAGCAGCTTGTCCTTCAAATGGGACAACAAGTTGTCCACCCTTCCATGATTCATCTACATTTACATTCGACATCAACCAGTCACGCTTCATATATTCTTCTTTAAGAAGCTCAACTGGAAGATATTCATTTAACATGTCATTAAAACTACGTGTTGTAGCCATTATATCCTCCGTTTATTTATGCATTTAATTCTTTAGCGATTTTCTTTAAATCATCTAAAGATTTTGGAACTTTCTTAATCGGTGCAGTTCCTTTACCGCTTACGTTTGGTATGACAGGTTTTGCTTGTGGAGCTTGCACAACTGGCGCTTGAGCAGCTTGAGCCGCCATAGGAGCTTGCGCTTGCGGCGCAAATGCCTGACTCCCAGCACCTGTGTTTACTACCTTACCGAACTTTTGCATCACACGCTGAACGGCCTGTTCCGCAGTGAGATCTACTTGCTCTTGGTAAAAAGCTGTTTGCGCTTCTTGAATTACTAAATTCCGAAACGCACCTGGCTGACCAGTTAATGTGTCCCAATTAGATGCAGCGCTTTGTACCTCTGGCCGAGATAGTGTGAAGTCAAGCTGCATAGTTCGGGCCTGAACCGCTTGATCCTCATACATTCGCTGAAATTGCGACATCTTTTCTTCCATTTCATATTTTTGAAGACGCGTTTGTTCCGCCTCTTCCATCGCCCGCCTTTGCTCAGGCGGAAGCTCCATCATTTGAAGCTGCTGATGTGTCCAATTGAAAATATCTTGCTGAGTTACGCCAAGTTGACGAAACACACTGGATAAATCTTTTCTTTCTAATGCTGACTCAACTCTATTTATAACTTCAGCCTGAGCGCGATAATCACCTTGAAGACTTTCAAATTGCTTCATTACGGATTCTCGCGACTCTTTTACCGCATCAAACCCATCTAATTTTTGCAAAGCCTCTATTACTTTCTTTTCGCTATCTGCGTCTTTCATTAATGGACGCCAGAATTCATCGACTTCTTTCTCTTGTAGTGCTGCCTTATATTTATAGTTAGGCGACCACGCTGGCTTTACTTGCTCTACTGGCGCAGCTGGCGCTTTAGCTTCAGCAATAGCTTCACTTTCTAGCTTAGATTTAAAGTCATTTGCAGACTCTTTAGCCATTTTCTTTAATCCATCCAAAGATGGCTTTACCGTATCACTTGAAGCTGACGCTGATTGCGTTACTTCAGGAGTTCCCGCGCTTGTGCTAACACTTTCGGTGCTTGCACCTGATGGGGAAACATCAGTTTGAGTATTTTCCGTACTCATAAAACCCCCTGTAATCTAGCCATCAGATCTTGATTTGGTGTCATTGGCGCTTGACCTTCTGGACTAGCTTGTTGTTGTTGAGCGCCATTGTTATAAGAATTAATAATATCTTGCTGACCCTTACCAGTGCTCTGAAGAGTATTTTGGGCAGATCCTTGGTCTTCAAGTCGCTTTACTAACCATTCTATAGATGCTGCTGGCAAAGTTGCTTGAACTGAACGAGCTGGGTTTGTTGGGTCCTTAATGTACCAAGCTACCTTAATCATCGCTCCATCAGTAGGGATAAAATCAGCCTGCATAGCTTGCATTTCGCGGGCTTTTTCAGCTTCCATTTCTGAATAAATATTAACTAAGTTATTGTAATTTTCTTGAATCATTGGATCAAGTTTGGAGAAATCACTTTGTGACATTCTTGCCGTTAGCCTTTTTATTGTGTATGGACCGTTATCATATTTATTCGGCATTACAGACTCACCACGGTCAAGCGCTAATATAATATTAGTTGCTCTGTCGTAGTCTAGCGTCAAATCTTCAAATGCTTTTTCATTGTTAGCAAAAGGCATTAATCTGACAAGTTGCCCGATTTGTTCTTTCTCAAGCTGACCAGATGAATATTGTAATACATGGTTAAGCATCAATTGCTTGCCCATCATTGTCTCTAAATTATCGTCAGATGGCTGAACCTTAATTTGAAATTGCTGTGGCTCAGTATTTTTAAATTCAGAAATATTTACCATTTCTGATTTGCCAATCATAGGGATAAGCATGTTTTCATCAAAATACATTTTTGCTAGGCGCAGATATAGTGAGCAAACTTTAGTCAAAAATTGTTCGAATTTTTCTGCATCTAGAATAAATTTCTTTTTATTTCTTACTGCTTTCCATAAAGATGACCATGCATCTTGATCACCTTTTTCCTCAAGTTCTTCAGCTATCATTGCCGCATTGTAAAGCTCAGCAATTTGACTTTCTACATATTGAAAATATTGATCCCCGCCGCGACCAGGAAGAACTGTCGGAGCCATGCCACTTACTTGAATTGTGCGAACACCTGGAAGAAGTGACCCTTGAGTTACTTTTGCGCCAGCTTGCACAACTAACTTGTCGTCTCCCAAAGTTATTTGGTGCTCTGCAATTTTGGAGCTAGCTCTATTTATCTCAATTTGGTAAGGGCGGAGTTGGCGGAGAGGAGATCTATGACGAGGTGTAGTTGGAATTTCGTCATGACCTTCATATACAATAGGAAATTCACCAAAAGGAAGGGGACCTTCCCACAAAACACCCGCATCTGTGCAAATATAAAAATATCCTTCTGGATACTGCATGCAAGGTTTGTAATAATGCTCTCTTAAAGTGACGATACTTTTGTCATGGCCATATTTTTGTTTATTAGAATCAAAAACAAAATAGGTTTCGTCCTTACCCTCTTTAACAATTTTTTCTTTTTCTTCGTCACCAGCTACCATTTCCATCAATGTGTCGTAACTGACTGCTTTTCTATATATAAGGTAAGGGCTGTCTTCCATGCTCTTAGCTTCTGGAGCACGAAGTAAATTAAAAGCTAAAATACGCTCAATAATAAGGTCGCCTGAAAATATGGGCCGACCCTTTTTAGGAGAGCCGTCATCTTCAACTTCTGGCATACCGTTTTCATCGACGCTCTGCTCATAAGCTACAAGTTGACCTGCGTTTTCATCCCAGTATATTTTGCAGGCGACCTCACCAATATCAAAGAAATCAGAGACAAACTGGTTTGTCTTTTTTCTGAATTGCTGTTGAATTTTAGCGTAGGACCAAACTGCTTGATTTAACTCAGCTGCTTTCTGATCCTGAAGTTCTGATTCGTTATTGGGCATAACGCGAACCCCTGAGGCGTGAGACAAAATTACGTTTTTTCTGATTTTTGATATTTTATAAATATGATTTTTTGTAAGTCTTAACTTTTGGTCTGAATTTAATTTTTCCGAATCTCTTACTCGATTCCAGAAATTAGAATTTTTTCGATTATAGTGTTCGCCAGCAACTAGAAGAATATTACTTCTTTGCTCAGAGAAAATTTCGGCGTCACATTGTTCGGCTTCTTTATAACATTTGTTTAAATCATCAATTGATTTTTTCTTCACCCAACGCCCCTTGCATCAGCAGGGCTTCATATGCAGACGGATCTTCAAGCTGAAGCGTTTCTAACGCCTCTCTTGCTAAATCGTACTGAGACTGCAAAGATGCATTCTCGGTTATCTGCGAAGCCTTTTTTGCCGACGCTCTGGCCTGAGGTGCGGGAGTCAAAGATTGATTTTCTGTCAACTCTTTGCTTATTTTTTTTAAATTTCCATTTTCATAAAATTCCATGGAAACACCATCATTTTTACAGATTTTACTAAGTTTCGCTAATTCTTTTGATGAAAACGGTTTATTCATATGGAATTTATATCAAAACAATTCGTTCCACGAGTCAATCTCATCGTCTATTGTTTCTTCTTTTTTTCTTCCTGTCGATAAGATCCATTCGCGCCTTAACTCTTCATCGGTCAAAGGTCTGGGTTTCTCAACCTTTAT